CCTTGGCAGCGTCGTCCAGTTTGCGGAAGGTGGTGCCGGCACGATTGAGTACGGTCTGCCAGCCATGCTCGTTGCACCAGGCTTCCAGGTGGGCGCGGTCGATCCCGGCGCTCTTGTAGTCGTGGAACTCGTAGTTCTGCCCATGTTCGTCGAGCCAGGTACGGGCCTTTTTCATGGTGTCACAGGCTTTTATACCATAGAGGCGTAAGTTCCTGATTTTACAGGGTGATTTCATTCCCTCCAATTCCTCGCCAAAACCTCGCCAAAACTCAGTCGCGGATTATGCCACGTCGATCCACTCGGCGCCCCGGCTGTCGCGGTACAGCGCGGTCATCGCTGCCGACTTGTGGCCGAGCAGTAATTGCGGATCTCGGCCTTCCGCGGCGTGCAATCTGGCAGCCAGTGAGCGCATCTCGTGGAAGGTCGGCGGGCTCGCTCCGAACTCTATGCCTGCCTTCTTGCCGGCGCGGTCGCGGGCATCGGCAAACGCACTGGTCAACGTGTCCAGCATGATCGGCATTCCCGGCGTCGCGCGACTCACGGCGCGGCTGTGATGCACGAGATGCTTGGACACTACCGCATCACGGCAGGCTTTAACCACCTCGCCCAACTCAAGGCCCAGCGATTCCAGACGCAGCTTCGTGCTGATTCGCAGGCGTGCGCCGGTCTTCGCCTGGATGATGTGCAGATGGTCGTCGTACACGTCCTTGAACAGCATCGCCGCGATATCGTCACGCCGCTGGCCGGTCAGTACCGCAAGCTCCATTGCCCGCTTCAGCCAAGGCTGCTTGGCCTCCGCGTAGATCGCCTTCCATAGCTCCAGGGTCAGCCGCTCGCGCTTGACCTTCACCTTCGCGGCCCGTGTCACCTCGACCGGGTTGTCCTTCCGCCATCCAGCCGCTATCGCCTCGCGCATCATGTCGCTCAGCAGTGACCGCATGGCCTTAGCCATCTGCGCCTTGCCTTCATCCGTGAAGGTCTTCAGGTAGGCGGCAATCTCAAACGTCCCGATGCTTGCCGTGTCGAGGTGCCCCAACGCTTCGCTGAGACGGTTCAGCCTCATGCGCACGGTTTCCTTGCTGCGGTCGGACACGTCGCGCTCTGCGTAGAGCTTGCGGTACTCGTCGATCCATTCCGAGAACCTGCGGGCCGGCGCGGCTGCTATACGCTCAACCAGGGCTGGCTGCATCTTGGCGCCGGCATGGTTGGCGTGCACGGCCTCCCGCACGGCCTGCGCCTTGTCTGAGCCAAGCCCGTACCACTTTCCTGAAGACGGGTCACGGTAGCTGTAATAGGTGACGCCGTTCCTGCTATCCGTCTTGCGGTACAGGTTCGGCGGCAGGTCTTTCGAACCGGTCTTACGCGGCCTTGGCGCCATGTCGATCCCTCGCGATGCGCCCGGCAAGCGTGCCTGGCTCGATGTACTGTGCGTCTGGCTCAACATAATAGCTGCGCCCGTGCTTTACCGGGGCTGGGAAAATCTTCGCCTCCCGCGCCCATCGCCGCAGCGTGTTCAGCGTAGGCACCGGATCGAAGTTGGCTTCCGCCCATTTCTCAAGGCTTAATTTCATCCCTCACCCCTCCAATTCCCGGCAGCCGCAGTAACTGCAGCGCTTGCCGATCACGTTCTTCACGCATGTATTCGTGCGCTCGCCTTCTTCCTCTATCCAGACTTCCATGCGGATTCGCTGCATGTCGGACTTGGCGAGGATTTCAAACTGGCGTTTCTGCTCCTGCTCCGGCAGGCGCTTAAATGATTGCCAAAGGCTCATACTCACCCCCTCACCGTTACGCCGGGTGCTTCTGGTACTAGCGTCATCACGGCGCTGTCGATCTCGTCTATACCGGGCAGCATGATCAGCTCGTGCAATGCCATGTAGGCCACTTGCGGGCGGCCTTCGTTGATCGCTTCCATGGCGCGTATCACGGCGTCCTTGGACTTCACTACGTACATCGCTGACTGAAAGGTCATGCGGTAGTCCAGCATCGGGTTGTCGTCACTCATCGTCTAGCCTCGCGAACATGGCTTGTGCGTCTCGACCGCTCGCGATCCGCTCACCACCAATCAGTAGCGCCTCGATCTCGACGCGACCGCAGCGAGGGCATTCCTGATATTCAAGTCGGGCCTTGTGCTTCGCTCGCGCCGCCGTTTTTTGTTGGGTTGATGCTCCGCAGCTACATTGCATCGCGCACGTCTCCTCCCCGCCGACTCTCGCCGGCAGGCTGTGCGTTTGGGTGGGGTTAGGGTGTCAGTGAATACGATATGACTCTTGCTCATCGCGCGATAGGGCACTGAAGCGGCCGAACATCTGATAGAACTTGCGACCTGCTTTCGCCCTTGGCTCAAGATCGCTCTTCAGCGGCCATGGACCAAAAGGCTTGCGTCGGTCGTACTCGAACTTCCAACCCTCGAACTCGTAGAAAATCGGAACGGTGATGTGGATGATCATTCACGCCTCCTTCGCAGCCATGGCGGCGTCGATGGCGCCATTCATCTCGGCCACTGCTGCGCGCAATTTGGCATTCTCAGCCCGCAGCGCCTCGATCTGTTCTCGATATTCGCGTATCAATCGCCATGACGAACGAACGCTATCGGCATCAATGATGTATTCCTCAACGCTGCGCGACTCTGGGCATATCTCAGTCACGACGATGCTATTGCGTTTCTCTGCCAGTTGTTTCCAGTGCTCGCGCTGGATGATCGCTCGATCAAGCTGCGCCTTCAATTTGGTGACGTAGCTGTTAGTTCCCACCGTCCACCTCCTGCAATGCCTGATCAATACGAGGGCGCATGAATCGCCACTTACAACCAGGAACCAAATCACGCAGTATTTGCGCCATTTTGTCTCGTTGCGCACGCATCCCCTCAACCTCGGCGCGGAGCTGGCTGACCTTCTCCATTTCAGCGATGCACACGCGCTGCTGGCTGTCTCGGTCCTCCCGCAGCCTATCCCGCTCGGCGGTCACGGCAGACAGGGCGGCGGCGCGGACGTATGGCGCCCGCTTGTAGTCCGTGCCCGGATGTAAAGCCTTTGCTCGGCGCGCGTCCTCCTCGTTGTCGAAAAAGGCCAGTACGCCTTCCGGCATATGCTTCTTAATAAGCGGCTCCGGCGTTGTCGCATCGAACAGGACCCAGAAGGGAACCAGCTCAACCCCTTCCACCTCTGCGGGCTGGGCGAGAATGGCGCGCAGCTCCCGGTTGGCAGCTATCAGCTCCTTGCCGTCATTCGCGTACATAGCGCGCTCCAGCAGCTCCCGATCAACCAATACCTTGCTCATTCCACTGCCTCCAATGCCGTGACGGGGTAAATCTGCACGCTGTTGCGATGCGCGCTGCTCTCGACTGCGTAGCCTTCCTTGGTCTGCTCGGTCGAGTACCAGCCAACCACGCGGCCTTCCCACTCGCTGCCGGTGGACTTCTTCACGAGGTCGCCCATGCGGAACTTGCCTTGCGGGGCGGTCTGCGCGGGGCGTGCGATGCGTTCCAGCGTGTACATCACCGCCGCCTCTGCGGCGTGCTGGTAGGTGGCGCCAGGCAAGCGGATGCAATCACCATGTACCTTGCGGGCGATGTTCTCGATCTGCTCGCGCGACAGCATCTGCTCGGGACTTTGCTCATCCTGCGCCGGGGCTTGCTCTACTGCCGCCTGCCCATCCCTGAACCCCTGCGCTGCGGCTGTGGCCATGTCGACGGCGGTGTAGGTGTCGGTGGGATCGGGCTGTGCCTTGGCGAACTCATGTGAGTGGTAGGAATAATCGACCTCCTCCGGCTCGGCCTGCTGCGGTGCAAGTGCCAGTTCGATCTCGGCGAGCTGGTCGATAGTCGCTTGGAACTCATCTTCATCTAGGTCCTCGGCGAGGTTTCTGATCGTGTCGTGCGCGCCATGCAGCAACCCGCGCAGCTTCTCGTTCGCCGCCTTCGCAGCCCCCAGCTCAGCGCCGATTCGCCCGGCTACCTTCAGTGTGTCGTTCATTGCTCAATCTCCTTGATTGTGGCCAGCGGCAGCCCGCTCATTGCCAGTGGCTCGTCGTAGCAGACGCCCATCATCTCGGGCCATTTACGCGGCTCGCCTGGCTGAATGACGCCTTGGTCATGCGCGCGATCCCATGAAAGGCGATGCCGGATGACCTGATACAAGTCCCACGCAACGCCATCCTCTCGGCGCTTTGTGGCTTCTGGCATAAGCGTGTTGGCAAGGCGCTGGATCTCGTGCCGCGTGGCGTGGACCTGCTCCCAGTCGCGCCGGTCGTAGAAGCCCGGCAGCCGCTCAATGGCGTGATCGATCTGGCCGATCTTGATGCGCGCCAGTAGCTCGCAGGCCTCTTGCAGCTCGGCGGCCTGGCGCTCGGTTACGGTGATGGTGTAGGTGCGATCAGTCACGGGGCGATCCTCCGAAGAGGCTCACGCGGCGCAATGCGCGGCTCGACATCAATGAAGCCAGAGCCTCGGAAGTCACCATCGGTAGCGCGGGCCATGTCTACCTCAAGGCGCGCCGTGGCGTTCACTTCGGCCGCGACCTGGGCTACAGCCTTCGCTTGTTCAATCGAGTAGGTGCCGGCCAGCACGCCCTCCATCGTCTTGCCGAGGATGGCGCGCAGATCACTGAGGTTGTTCATTGTGCTGCTCCAGTTTGTTTAGCTTCCGCTTGAACCAGCCGAGCGTTATGGCTGCCTGGCGATACTCTGGCGGATAGCGGTCGATTGAGTTGCGGCGCATGTTCTCCGCGCGGGTGACCAGCTCGAGGTTGTCGATTGAGATGTTGGCGGGGTTGCGATCCTTGAAGACGAGGAAGTGCCCAGCCGGCACGGGGCCGTTGTTTTCTTCCCACAGCATCACGTGTACCGGGCGCCAATCAGTTCGCTTGTTGCCGGTGTCAGCAACCTTGCGGTAGAGGATGCCGCCCTTGTCGGTGCGCTCCGCTCCGATGGGGCGCCAGGTGTTCGATGGTCGGTGACCCAGCTTGAACTGCGTGTCTTTTGCACGGCCTCCTGCCTGCCAGCCCTTGCGGCCTGCATTCCAAGCCTGGTGGCCCGGCTTGAATCTTCCGCAGCCGGTGATTTCCTTGAACTCATCAGGGCGTGTCAATCCGAGCTTCGAGACGCGGTTGTGTATCGAGCTGGTGCCGCGCCCCATCAGGGCTGCTATCTCGGTGATTGGCTTGGTGGCGTACAGCTCCGCCAGTGTTGCGTCCTCTGCCGGCGTCCAGTGCCGGTATTCCGTGCGGCGCCTTCCAGCAAGCGGACTTGTGCAGGTCATCTCCCCTCCTAGGCGACGTGCCGCCAGCTGCGGTAGTCGCGCACCTTGTCGATGGTCCGCTGGTGGACGCCGAGCTGTTCTGCCCACTGGCGCGCAGTGAGCCCGCGGCGGTTGGTGCGGATCGCGCGCACAAGGTCTGCGTTCAGCCTGGCGTGCGGCAGGCGCTCACCACGCGGCGCGAACTCATGAGCGCGGCTTAGGTATTCGTCTCGTGTCATGCTGCCTTCCTGCGAGCCTGCGCCCGCGCTACAGCCTTCGCGTACAGACACGGCCGGCAGTAGCACTGCCAGACGCCAGTGGTCTTGATGAACTGGAAGTGATCATCGTCCAGCGGCTTCCACTCATTGCAGCCGCCGCAGAGCTTTTCGCTGATGCCGTTGATCTCGCGCCGGACGAGCCGTCCTTTCAATGTCCTGCTCATGCGGCCACCGTGCGCGCCTTTCTGGTCGCCACAGCCTTGGCTCGCGCTGCCTGCTTTTTCTCCGGGCAGGTGATGCGGTAGGGAATGAGTTTTTCCTCTACGCGGATCGGCTGGGTTTCCACTGGTCCCTTGGCAGCTTCAAACGCTTCCATCTTCTGCGCGATTTCCTGGCGCGCAGCCTCGTGCGCGGCCGGCGTGTGCACGCGGTCGTACTTGAATTCTTGCATGGGTGTGTACCGGGGAGGAGGGCGCGCTGGGCGCCCGGGGTTGATCAGATCAGCAGCGAGCGGGCGCCGCGGTAGGGGTCGGCAAAGGGGATGTCCGAGTCAAAATCATCCGGCGGCGCGGCCTGCTGACTCCGCTGCGGCTGTTGGCGTTGCTGCTGTGTCTGCTGTCGCTGTGGTTGCGCCGCCTGGCCTTGGCCATCGCTGGCGAACTTAATCTCCGAACAGCGGCATACCAGCTTCACGCCCTGCGTCCCGTCACTCTTGTCGAACGTTTCAACGTGCACGTCGGTGCCGGTGAAGAACACCTGCTTGCCCTTGGTCAGGTACTCGGCCAGTCCTTCGGCTTGCTTGCCCCACATGGTCACCTCATACCACTGCGTTGGCTTCTTGCCGTCCTGCCCCTTGCGGCCGTAGTCCACGGCTACCGGGATGCTGCAAACCGGATCTCCTGATTGGGTGTAGCGAAGTTCGGCGTCCCGGCCGATGCGTCCAAATTCTGATACTGGCATTGATAGCCCCTTACTTGATGCGGATGGATGATTGGCCGCGCTCAAGGCGCGCGCCGGGCACTTCCTCGCCGGCCTTTAGCTTGGCGGCGATGGCAGTCTTGTCTGGCGCGATCTCGGTCTTCACGCGCATCAGGTCGTCCGGGATGCTGTTCTCGTCATCCACGACGACCGACTCGCGACCTTTGGCCAGGGTGACGGTGAAGAGCGGGCAGCTGATCTTCGTCATGCCGCACGCTTCCATGTTTTCGCGCAGGTACTCCTTGATCTCGCGCTGGCGGTTGGTAACGAGCCGCTTGCGCTCCTGCAGGCGTTCGATCTCCTTGTCGAGTGCAGCAACGTCGGCGTCGAAGTTCAGGATGACGTGCGACACAGCCAGCGCTTTGTCGTTGAACTCGGCTTCGATGCCCGCCATCGTGTCGCGTATGGCGACGGCCAGATCCTCGTCGGCCGTCTCCTGCAGCATGGCCAGCTCCTTGAACTGGCCGGTGATTTCGTAGAGTGCGCTCATGCTGCCTCCTTTTGCTCAAGCTGGGCTTTGCGCTCATCGAATGCCAGGACTAGGCGCTTGACGAACTTGTCCTCATTGCGGCGCGTGGCGCTGCGGACGTAAGAGGCGTGGAGCTTGGAAAGCTCGTGCATGGTCTGCGCGCCGGCCATGGTGTCGAGCGCAGCCTTGAGCCAATCGAGGCGCTCTTGCGCTTGGCGCGCAGCCTCGGCTTCCCTGTTCTCGGCCTGCTCGAGCTGGGCCTCGGCCTCACGCTCAGCCACGTAGTCGCGGTCGTCGTAGAGCCCTAGGAAGATGTCAGCGCTAAAGCCGAGCATCGCCAGCGCCTTCTTCACAGCATCGGTGAGCGACTTCTTCGGCGCCTCGGTGTCCGTGGTGACGCCCCACTTGCTCTTGTAGGTGAACGGTGTGCATCCGTACTGCTCGACCTCACCGCGCTTGTCGCCCTGCATGAACCAGAGCTTGACGCGAATCGTGTGGCCGACCTCGTGCCCGATCAGCTCGCCCTTGTCGTTGCGGATCTCGCCGCCCTGGTCGAAGCGCTCCTCGGCTACCGTCCAGCCCCAGCCGATACCAACCGGGCCGAACACCTCCGTGGCGCGCTTGATCATGTGCTGGCCGCTGATCGAGGTGATCTGCTGGCCGTTGACCTTCGCGGACTTGGTGGCCTCTGGGGCGGTCTTCTCAACCTGGCTCCAGATGCTCATGTTCTGGTTGTTCATGCTCAACCTCCGAAGAAGTGAAAGATCGCCGCCTCACCAATGAGGCCGAAAGCGAGCGTTGCGGAAAGGACGCCGAACCCGGTAAGGGTCCACCACGCCGCTGCGAATGAGTGGCCTGTGGGGGTGTCGTCGTAGGGGAGGGATTGGGTTCGGTTCATGGGGTCACCTTGCGGTAGCCGGCCAAGTGGAGCTTCTGGAAGGCTTGCAGCCAATCGTGTGCCCCTTGGGTGACTTCTGACATTTCGTCGATTGCAGCCTTCAGTTCCTCGGCAGCGATCTGCTCTGGCGTGCGGGTGGTCGATCCGTGGTTTTCATGAAAACCAAGATCAACTCGCAATGCCTGTATTTTCTCGGCAGCCTCCCGTGGGTCGTCAAAAAGGCCCACGTAATATTCACGCCCATTTACCTTCACGCGTGCCCGCCACTTGCCGGTAAGCTCGTGCCAGTTAACCCCGCAATAGCCGCTCTTGCTTTTCCGGTGCAGCTTCACGTTTCGTGAGTTCTCTTGATGAGAAACGACGCGGAGATTGCGATAGCTGTTGTCCTCCGAATCGCCGTTGATATGGTCTATTTCCCCATCAGGCCAAGAGCCTTGCATGTAGGCTATAGCGAGTACGTGGGCGTACACCTTCACTCCGGATATCGAGATTCGGATGTATGTCTTGTGCTTCTTTTTTACGCACACGCCCGCTGCCTTGCCCTGGCATCGAGACACCCAAGAGGCGTACTGGTGAGCATGTTTGAAGTCGTTTCTTGCTCGCGGGAGCCAAGTGAAAATACCAGTTGCTGGGTCGTAGGAGAGGCGTGTTTTTACGTAATCTACTGGCGGTAGGCCTTCGCCTGACCATGCTGGCTGAGCCACATGGCGAGGTATGCACTTCTCAATCGGGAGAGGATTGCGGTCTATCATCCATTTTCCAGACAGACCATCGGCGCGTGAGTAGTAACGCTGCCCTTCCTGCTCCTTAACCCAGCAAGCGACATAGCAGTCATATTCATCGTGCCAATGCGTTGCATCTTCCGGCGCCCTTGACCAGTCGATCTCTTTCATCCCGTCACCTTCCCTGCCAGTCCGCTAATCACAGCCAGCAGCGAGAATACTGCCAGGCCGTAGCCGTAGAATTTCCAGAACCAGATGCGCTTGGCGCGTTGGCGTTGATTACCCACAGCGGTACTCTCCATGTAGCTCTATAGCTTTCATGTCTCTCGCCCTGCTGGCTTCCTCGACAGTGTCATACAGCCCGACGTGGATGGTTTTTCCATATGCCGCGATGCGCGCCCTCCACTTGCCGGTCTGCCTGTGGAAATGAACGCCTTTTGCGCCAGATGTGTTTTTTGAGCTTCGGCGAGAGTTATGAATGTTTTGGTTGGGATCAGCCTCGCGAAGGTTGCCCCATCTGTTATTTGCCCGATCATGGTCTACGTGGTCGATCATGTGTTTGGGCCATGCGCCAGTCATGTAGAACCATGCCAAGCGATGTGCGTAGTAGTGTTTCTGGTCGATCGTGATTCGGCGATATCCCGTATATATGCTGGTGTTGCCTGCGCTCCGCCCCTTTCTGAATCCAGTTGTCCATTTGAACCGTCCGGTATCCGGGTCGTAGTGCAGCACTTCCTTCAATCGTTCTTGGCTGATGAGCTCCATCACACACCTCCTATCAGCGCCACGTGGCACAGCGCCCCGATGAACAGGGCTGCGATGACGAGGCCGACAGCGCCGGCCAGCTCCTTGAGTACGTAGGCGTTCATGGCTGCTCTCCTTGCAGGGCGGCGTCGATGGCTTCGCGGCCGCTTGGGTATTCCCCGGATTGGTAGCGGCTCAGCTGCGGGTCGTGCTCGTCGATCCACTGCAGCCAGAAACCACTAGTGGCTTCCTGTACGACGCAGTTGTCTTGGCTCATCAGCCAGTCCAGCCGCTCGGCATCCTTCTGCAGCCGATCCCGCTCTTCGAGAAGGGCGTCGCGCTCGGCCTTTACCCTGTCGTTCTCCTTCTCTTGCTTTGCGATCAGCTCATCCTTCCTGTTGAGCACGTCCACCTTCCATGCGGACTCAAGGCGCTGGTTCTCTTCGAGAAGGGCGTCGTAGTCGGAGGCGAGCACTACGCAGGTCAGCTCGTATGAGGTGCATGTCGCTGGTCGCCCCTGAATGCTGCAATTGGCAGCAATATCTGGTCGGTCGAATGCAAGAGTTGTGTAGTACCGCTTCACTTCCTTGCTCATGCCGCCACTCCTCGAATTTCCTGCCAGCGCTCATCGGCCAGCTGGTGAATCTGCGCGGTGAATGCGCGGTACTGGTCATCGGCGATCAGGTCGCAGGCGTACGCCATTTCGATCATGCCGGTGGCGTAGCTCTCGTCGGGCCGAGGGAAGTGCGAGTTAGGCATCCGCCGTATCTCGCGCTCTATCAGCTCAAGCGCCTTGCCGTATGCGTGGCTCATGCTGCCTCCCGGCGTCGTGCGTCGATCTCTGTCCAAAGCAGTTCTTCAATCCGCTCCGCGTGCTCGTCGGCAACCGCTGCGCAGCCATTCCGGCCAAGATCCGTCTCGTTTCCGTCCTCGTCAAAGACGGCCCCGCTGGTGATGGTGAACTCCAGCTCGCTGTAGCCGTAGTAATCGTCCGCGCTGTCCCGGCACCGATAGTCAGGTTCAACGACTGCGCAATGGGTTACCTCAACGGAGAGGAGGTATTCATCTAGGTCGATCTCAAATTTCATCGTGGAATCCTCGCGGAAACGCTGTCATCCGGGCACGGCTGTTCGCGGCGCCCTATGGGTCCGTAGTGCTTCATGATGGATACCTCGGTTGCCCGGATGGGCGGATGGTTAGCCGGAGGTGTATTCCGCGGCGCAGGCATTGCAGACGTACCGGTCTGGATCGCTGACCGGCTTTGGCTTGTTGAACACGTTGCAGCCGCAGTTGCAACTGAAGGGCTTGCCAGCGACCTTCAGCAGTATGTTCGGCTCGGGCGTTTCTTTTTCATCGGGCATAGCCGTCTCCATGCCGCGTCTTGCGCAGCGTTTCGATTGAGTGGGTGTGCCCGGATGGGCGATGGAAGGGGTGATGCAGGTGTGGCTGGCTGCCGAAGTCCAGCTTTTATCCGTTTCCGGTTTTCCCTCGGATATACCGATTGCGGCTAATCCACTGCATCGGGGGACGCCCTGCCGATAACGACATTGGGCACGGACGATTCAAGGCGCCCTCCGATGCAGGCTCGTTACGTGAGCCATTCGGCCGTCTCGACGGGCAAAGCTGTGGGAAATCCCGTAGATGGCTGCCGGGGTTTTCTAGCAATCGAGGCACTGGCCGGCTGATCCTCGTCGCAGGTATCCCGAAGGGCCGCTGCGCTCGGCGGTTTAGCTGGTGCGGGCTGTGAGCATTGCGTCAGCCATCGCGTATGCCACTTTCGCTACGGCCTGGTTGTCACCATCGGTCGATGGGTGGCAGATAGAAAGTCCGTTTGCACGCATAAGTGACTGCATTGCCTTGGCTGCCAGGTAGTCGCGGAGGGTCATGCCGTATTGTGTGGCGTGGCCCGCATATCTCTCGCCAGGGTTTAGCGGCACCGGAAACGCCGGACCGCCTGTTTCAATGGTCATATCAATCTCCTTTCCAATTCCTTCTCCACCAATCCCACATGTACAGCGCTGCGAGGATGGCGCAGAGGATCAGGACTTCGGGGCCGGTTAGCATGGCCTGTCCTCCTATGTGCTGATGGGTGCTTAGCGAAGGTGCATTCCGAGCATTCCGCGATCCATGATTGGCAACTCGCCAGAGCTGTTCATGATCCGCCGCAACTCCTTCACGCCACCCGCTATGCCGGTAACCGCTGCTACCGTCCCCAGCTGGCCTTTCTTATCCGCATTGCGCAGCGCGGCACGTATCTGGTCGTCGATCTTCGGGTCGGTGATATTCATCACTCTCTCCATTCTGTTAATCCCCGCTGCAGCCTGTAGCCAAGATGCGGGGGTGGGGGGGTTAGGCGATCGGCGCGACCGCTACCAGTTGCCAGCCATTGGGGCAGAAAGGCTCCCAGCCCTGTACGCTTTTTCAATGACTGGTGATTCATCATTGATGATTTGGAGCGCCCTGTTAAAAACAACGTGTTTGCCCCTTCTGCTCTCGAAATGAGAGATTGATGCGAATCCTTCATTTTGTAGATATTCCAAATACCTCTTTGCGACCAGGTCGGCGTAGGTGCCACCATCCGGAACACCTTTAGGCCACGCTGCGTTCATGCCCTCAAATCGAGAGTTCAGATATTCATTTCGCAGGAACTCATAGATATCAAAGATGCTTGGCATCGGAAGATCCATGCCGTTCTTAGTGCGTTCCGCCATGAGACCCATATGATCGCCATGCAATCTATACTCCTCGGCCCCTTGCGTACTTCCTGCGGCCAATAGCTCTTTCTCGCGACGACGGTCAATTTTCGCTACTCGCTTGTACTCTTCGTGATTCATTGGTAAGCCTCAGTTCTCCAATGTCGTGTCGCCAAGCTGCGGGGGTGGGGTTAGGCGGCATACTCAAACCAGGGATTCGGCCCGTCCTTGTGCAGCCAGATGAACCTGTCCAGCTCGAGCGAGCACGGCGGCTTGAATATGCAGACGTTCCCGTCGACCTTCTCGCACCACCCAACCAGCTCTCCGGCTGGCAGGGTCATGTGCTTGTCGCTGGAGAAGATCCGGCAGCCCCGCATCGGCTTAGTGAAGCGCCGCATTACGCGGCTTTCCGATGCAGGGTGCAGTACCGGCTAGTGCAGCCGCAGGCCGATGCCTCGCGCCAGGCGTGGTAGCGATGGGCCAGAGCAGGCAGCGCGCGGCCATCGCGGCATACCATCCTGACCGTCTCGCGCCACTCCAGCGGAGTGAACGGCGCGGCACCGTGAACAAGGGCAGGACCTTGCTCGGCGCTGAAGAAGTCGGCGAGGGTATCGAAATCGCATTCCATGGCTATCTCCTTGTGTCTTTGGCGGCGTATGCCCAGGCGTTGTTCGCTAGGGTGCTGATCCGCATGTATTCGTGCTGAGTGATGACGCCAACCACGGCCAGCGCGCTGATGAAGCCAAGGCAGCGCGGCCCCAACACATCAACGCCTTCCCGGTCGTCGCAGTTGCGTAAGTCGGTGAGCTGCCGTCCGATCTGGCTGCGCGCAAAAGCAACATCGTGATCGCTGATTTCCATCTCGATTCCTTCCTGTTCTGTATGGGTTGAGTGATCTGGTGAGGGCTTACCCCGCTCTCAGCGGAAGCCGCTTACTCTGGGCGCCAGTCAGATCACTCACCGATACAGCCGGGGCGATTACCCCGGCGCTATCGTTCTTTCTGGCCTCCGTTTTCTGCCACGGTGGGCTGGGCTGATAATTCGGAAATCCCGAATTACCTCTCTCCGCTGCGATTCCTTGTCTGAGTCGTCTCTTTCCCGCTGCCGCAACTGGCGTCGCACCGGGTGACATTTCGCAACTTCGCGTGGCTGCATGTGGAGCCACGGCCAGTTCCAGAGCTGGCATGGGGCGGGGAATTTGTGGATCGCGCTGTACCGTTGCCGGGACCCCGCCGCGATGTTCCCAATCTGTTAAAGAGCGATGGGCGACTTTCGAGGCCCTGAAGCGTTTCGCGCTTCGTTGAGCCAAATATAGGTATTCCTTTTCGCAAGGTCAATAGGGATTCCTATATTTTTCATGGATCGGATTTTTAGGTCGAATTTCTACGGCCGGATAGCGACGAAAGGTGAATGACTTGGATTAAAAAAATGCGGAGAGGATCACATGCCACGCGTATTCCTGGCCGCAAGCGTTAAGGCCACATGGCGCGGCGAGTACCTGAACGAGTCTCCGGCTGCTGCTGATGAGCTGGCGAGGATTGCGATTAGGCTTCTTGTAGAAGAGCACGGAACGCACCGCGCGCGGCTGAAAATAAGGCGCGAGCTTGCGAAATATCGGCCTGACTACAAGGGAGCTGGAAGCGATGCAGATCCGCCTTTGGCCTAGGCATTACTTGGAATTTCAAGGAAGGCCGAGAAAAGGCCCGGTCTTGCACAGTGCTAGCACCATGCTAGCCGGGCTGATTCCTGATTCCTGATTCCTGATTCCTGATTCCTGATTCCTGATTCCCTCAAAAGGCCCTCTCGGGCCCATGCGGGCGATCAGGTATCAGCGCTTCCGATAGGAGCCTACAAGCACTCCAACGATGTGCGTTTCTTCAGTGATCGGAATCATAGGGTGCTGCGGGTTCAACGGTTTCAGGTAGAACTGGCCGGCGTCCTCGATGAATATCTTGAACGTGGCCGCATTGCTCGCCGGCAGCTTTGCAACTACCGGATCGCCTGATTTGTGTGCAACATCCGGGTCTACGTAAATGAAAGTCCCGTGCGGGTAACTCTCATATCCAGGGTACGGACTCGTCATTGAGTCACCCTCAACGCGCAGCGCAAAGCCGCGCGGGCCAATCGGATCAGGGCAGGGCATCCAAACCTCAGCATCGCCTACTTCGTAAAGGTCGATAGCCTCACTCCATGTCCCGGCTGCTACCCAGCTTATGAGCGGCACCTTATGGATTGCTCCAAGTGGGATGACTGAGCCCTCATGAACCTGGAGTGGTTCTACATTTCCCCCAGTATCGGTGGGGTTGGTAGATTCTTGAGGCCGCATGTCGCCTTGTCCAGTCTCCAGCCACAGGGGATCGACGCCGCATGCGTGGGCGATGCTCGCGGTATATGAGCTGCTGACGGTCTTTCCAGTCTCCATTTCGGAGATGGTCGCCTGCTTAATGCCGACTTTGTCCGCCAGTTCGCTCTGTTTCAGGCCGGCGAATTTGCGTGCGGCCCTCACGCGCTGTTTGAAGTCCATTCGACGATTGTCACAGGCTGGCCTATATGCTTGCAAACAGGCATTCCTTTGTTCTAGGATATAGGCATTCCTATCTGAGGTAGTGCCATGAACATCTACGAACGGCTCGTTAAGCACTTCGGAACTCAGGAGCTGACCGCCGCTGCGCTGAATGTCAAGCAGGGCACTGTCTCCGGATGGGTCCGTGGTGAGCACGGCATGTGCGCCGTCACCGCCCTTACTGCTGAGCAAGTCACAGGCGGGGCTTTCAAGGCCGTAGAGCTTTGCCCAGCCCTCAAGCGCGTCAAGGCTGCGGCCTGAATTCGAATTTTTCATAGCGATAAGGAGAGTCACCTACATGTACGCAAATCTTGAAGACAAGCGAAGCATCCCTCGCAAGGTCCGGTTCAGCCCGGCGATTGACCGCATCCTGCAGAAGGCATCCCAGCGCGCAGGTATGCAGCACGCGACCTTTCTCTACGAATTGATCGAGTACGGCATCGAGAACGGAGCCCTGGATGAACTGATCAGCGAGCACAAGCGTAAGACTACCGCGGCCTAGGGGCCCTATGGAGGCTCAAGTGCCCGAATCTGCTAACACCGAGCAGCGGAGAAAGTTCGCTGAACAAGAAGAACTGCTGAGAGCAGTCGCTGAACGCCTTGGCAAACCCATTGACGAGGTTTTCGAGGAGCTAGTCGTGTCCTCGATTTCGATGGGTGGCTTGACTGTTGTCAGCCGCCCTAAAGCCCCTTTGCTTCGGCTGGTTGGGGCAAATGAGGGCCAGTGAGGCCCTCGAAAGGGGCTCAGCGATTTTGCTGAACCCTAGACGCAAAAAAGCCGGGATTGCGGCCCGGCTCTTTCAGTAACACCAACTTGTGGAGCAGATAATGCCGAACTTACTACCGAGTTGCAATACCTTGACCATGAGCAGCCGCGAGATTGCTGATCTGGTCGATGCCAGGCACAACGATGTTGTGGCAACCATTGAGCGCCTTTTCTCTAAGGGGCTTTTACGATCAAGTCGTATAACCCGGCGCGAGGCAACGGGAGGTCGGCCGCTTCAGGTTTACGACCTGTGTGAGCGTGATACGCACCTTGTCGTTGCTGGGTACAGCGACGAGCACAGGGCGCGGGTAATTGATCGCTGGCAAGAACTTGAATCTGCAAGAAGCGTCCAGCTACCCGATTTCACAAACCCTGCTGAATCGGCGCGCGCGTGGGCTGAGCAGTACGAGCTGCGCGCCGTCGCACAGCAAGCGTTGGCTATCGCAGCCCCGAAGGTCGAGTTCGTCGATAGGTACGTTGAGAACACCGGCACGATGACCTTCCGCCAGGTGGCGAAGCTGCTCAAGGCCAACGAACGTCAATTCCGCCAAATGCTGATCGATGGTCATGTCATGTATCGCCTCAACGGCGTGATGACTCCGTATCAGAACCATCTCGACGCTGGCCGCTTTGAGCTTAAGACCGGCACATCCGAACGAAACAACCACGCCTTCGCGCAAGCCCGCTTCACGCCCAAGGGCGTCCAGTGGATCGCTGGCCTGTGGGCGTCGCACACCATGCAGGAGGCCGCATGATGGCCAGATCCCGAAATATCAAGCCTGGATTCTTTCAGAACGAAGACCTGGCAGAGCTGGACTTTGCTACTCGCCTGCTCTTCATCGGGCTATGGACTGAGGCTGATCGCGAAGGTCGGTTAGAGGATCGTCCGAAAAAGCTAAAAATCTCCCTGTTCCCATCTGATGATGTGGACGTTGAGTCGATGCTGTGCGGCCTCGCCAAGTACGAGTTCATCCGCCGCTATGAGCGGGACGGCAAGCAGATCATCCAGATTGTGAAGTGGGCCAAGCACCAGAACCCGCACAAGAAGGAAGCGCCATCTGTTCTGCCAGCTGAGTTCGACACAGAGCCTGGAGAAGAAGAGGGGCCCGAAAGAGGGCCTCTGGCTGAGGCGTCCGAGGAGGTGTTTGAGTCATTCTGGAAGCTATACCCGCGTAAGTGCGGGAAGGAGCCGGCCCGCAAGGCATTCGCCAAGATAAATCCATCTCCCGAGCTTTTGGCGCAGATGGTCGAGTCGCTCGCTAAGCATTGCGCCTCGACTGGCTGGACGAAGGATGACGGCCAGTTCATCCCGCACGCCTCGACTTGGCTGAATCAGAAGCGCTGGAACGATGAGGTGAAGCCGGCAGGCAATGTCCACCAGTTCCCTGGCGCCTCGCGTCACACCGGCTTCGATCAGCGCGACTACAAGGCAGGCCTGACTGAGCGGGAGGATGGTACCTATGGCTTCTGAATTGAGCACTGCGCTGACCGATCTCGACCGCCGTTTCGGGGTGACCGGCAAAAAGCCAGCCGTCTGCGAGAAGCACGGCGACTACATCTCTGTTCTGCGCGATGGGCATGAGCCGAGTTCTTGCCCGACCTGTTTCGCTGAGGTGCGCGCCGAAGAGGATCGGCTGAACAAGCTGCGTGACTTCGCGCACTGGCAGCTCCAGAAGGCGCGCATTCCTCGCCGATTCGCCGAGAAGTCGTTTGCCAACTACGAGGCTCGCACTCCAGAGCAGAAGGAGGCGCTCAACATCTGCCAGTCCTACGCGGACAACTTCGAGGAGCACCTGAAAGCCGGGCGCTGCATGTTGCTGCTTGGCAGTCTTGGCACCGGGAAAACTCACCTGGCCGTTGCGATCGCAAACCGTCTCATCCACAAGAAAGGCATCTCGGCAATCTACCGAACGGTCGGTGGCGTGCTGGCTGAGATCCGGTCGAGCTACGACGCCCGCGACGTGACCGAGGAGGAGGTCATGCGCAGCTTGATCGCCCCGAAGCTGCTGATCCTAGACGAAGCCGGAGCCACGAAGCCGAGCGAGTTCGAGCTGGCAACCCTGTTCCGCATCATCAACGGTCGCTATGAGCAGCTTCTGCCGACCGTCGTCATCTCCAATCTTCCGGCTGACGAGCTATCGGCTGCGCTTGGCGAGCGCTGCGTCGATCGCCTGCGTGAGGGCGGCGGTTTCGCCATCGGCTTCGACTGGAAGTCGGCGCGCGTGAGGATCAAGCCATGACCACCTCCATGGGCACCGGCCGCATTCACGAAGGCCTGGACCTCAAGTGGTGCTGCGACATCTGCGGCAATCCACGCAACGGCCATAAGCACACCGCTTGCGCAAAGACCCGTCAGGCCATCTACGCGATGCCGTCTCAGCAGCGCCTGGCCGTTCTGGCGCTCCAGAAGCAGGGCTTCCGCCCTCAAGCAATCACCGGGGCAGGCATAGGCCTATCCCGCGGCAATGACCATCGCGTCGTCTGTGCTGACGGAAGCACCAAGCGCGGCGTAGGAGCGAAACGATGACTGACTACATGGAAATCACCGAAGCCTTCGAGCAGGCCCGCACAGCCCCTGACGTAACAGACCGCGCTACTGGCCTAGAGGAAGCGGATCGTATAGGTGGCGTGGCGATGGTACAGGCCAGGCTGCAGGGGCAGGGCGCTGAGTTCTGCATCGACTGCGACGAGGAGATTCCGGCCAAGCGTCGCGCTGCTGCTCCCTGGGCACAGCGCTGCATCTCCTGCCAGGACGACCACGACAAGCGGGAGGCGCGGCGTCATGGCTAAAGCTCCCAAGGCGATGCCGGTCTACCTGACCCTTCGCAAGATGATCGACCCAGCTACCGGAAAGGAGCGCGCCGCATTCGTGGCCGCTTCCGATGCCGATGCCGCGCTGATGACTGAGCGCGGCTTCAAGCTCAACGCCAAGGTGCGGGCCGACCTGAAGCAGCCCCGCAACGAGCGATTCAATCGACTGGTGCACGGCCTGGGCCGCGTACTGGTCCAGAACATCGACCGCTTTGCCGGTATGCAGGCCCACGCAGCCATCAAGGAGCTGCAGGCCGAATCGGGCGTGTACTGCGACCGGGAAGAATTCGACATTCCCGGCCTTGGTCGCCTGAGCCGCCTTGTTCCGCAAAGCCTCGCGTTCGATTCGATGGGCGAAGAGGCATTCCAAGACTTCTGGCGCCAGTGCTGCGCGTATCTCGTCGCGACCGACTGGCCGACGCTCACCGAAGAGCGCCTGACCGAGATGGCCGAGTTCGAGACGTTCCGGGAGGTGGCATGAGCCGAATAGTCAGCAAAAAACTGCGCGATTCGGCTCGCGGCCAGTCCTGCACCTTGCGCCTTCCGGGCTGCGGCCACGATGACGGCACGGTGGTTCTGGCTCACATCCCATGCGGCCACAAGGGCGTAGGCATGAAGGGTCCAGATGTCATCGCCTGCTTTGCCTGTGACCACTGCCACTCCGTGCTCGATGGCCGGCGCCGCGGCGAACTGACCGAGGGCGACCTTCTGCGCGCCCTGGCTGAAACACAACTGATCTGGTTCCGCGAGGGGCTGCTGACAGTAAAGGGGGCCGCATGAACTACCAATTCTGGCGTCGAGTACGTGAATGGGCAAAAGGAAAGGCCCGCAAATATTTTCTCGAAGAGCGCTGCTTGAATCTCAAGTGCCCGCATTGCAACACATGGCAGTCAGACGCAGAGGATGAGGGCGGCCTTCGTTCCTTTGGTCACCCGCTAGTTGTAGCGCTCGACTGCGGCCAGTGCAAAAAGGCGAGCGGCTGGGTTTGTGAGGCGGGCTTCTGGTTTACGGCTGATGAGTTTCTGAAGGACGCCGCGCCGGAGATCCCCGCATGAAGACCTGCCCCGTAGACGCCACCCACAAGACCACCGGCTACAGCCATGAGCAGACCCTGTACTGCCACGACTGCCGCAAGGAACACCCATGGCCGCTAAAGCCAGGCCAGCTCCCCCTGATCGCAAACAACAGAGCCACAAGGAAGCCGCAATGACTATTAAACCGAAACACGTATTTGCCGACCTGCTGTCTGTCGGCCTCAGCGCGGCGCTCGTCTTTGGCTCCGGGGCGCTGCATGACTTCGCCTATTACGTCCTGCTGGTGTTCGTTTCTCTGGGCTGGCTGGCCTTGCTCTGCGTGGGCGTGAAGGGAGAGGCCGCCGAGACGATTCGCGACCGCGTGTGGTGGAGCGGCTTTCTATCGGTGGTGCAGATATCGGCCTTGATCTTTTCCGGTCACTCGGTACTTGCCGCATTCAGCCTGGTTCTGTCGATGCTCATTGTGGCGTCGGCGTTCAAGGAGCAGCAGGCATGAAGGCCCATCAGATCCTCGAGGCCGGCCTCGGCCACATGAAGGACCGCTCTGCCACCTACGACAAGCCAGCCGGCGAGCGGAGCATGGGCGCCACGGTTGACGCATTCCGCGCCATCACCGGCCACGACCTCACCGAAGAACAGGGGTGGCTCTTCATGGGCCTGCTCAAGATGGTTCGCAGCCAGCAAGGCGGGTTCCGCGCTGACAACTACGAAGACCTTGCCGCATATGCCGGGCTGCAAGGTGAGGCCGCATGGGCTGAGCGCGCGAATCAGGACTTCGGCCAGCAGAACACCATCGACTACCGCACCGAGGCTGAGAAGGGCGGATCGCAGCTCGACAAGATTGAGCGCCGTTTCCATGAGGCCATGACGGCGGGCCAAGCATGAAGATCTCACGCATCGACGTACAGGCGAGGCTAGGCGATGAAGTGCTCTGCGGCGAGGCGTGGATTAACAGCGGAAGGCCTGACTGCAAAGGCCAATGCGGAAGCACTTGCTCTCGCAATCGCGGACAAGATGCGGGAGCGCTGCAAGCCAATGGGTCTGCCGAAGTGGCGCCAGTGGGTATCGGCCGAACTGTCGAGGATGAGCCCGCTGCTGCGCAAGATGGTGCGCGCTGCGCTGGAAGCGAAGGCGAGGGGGAGTAGATGAGCAAGGCCGAGGAGATCCTGGGCGTGTTCCTCCGCGACGCTGGCATCAAGGCTGTGCGCGAGTACCGCTTTGCTGCTGAGGCTTGTGGAGGGCCTGGTAAGGGCCTGCGTGATCGTCTGGCTAAGGCCGGGCTGCAGGACTGGCGCGCTGACTTCGCGCTGATAGAGCACGGATTGCTGATCGAATGCGAGGGCGGCGGTTGGGCTGGGGGTAGACACACCCGCGGCGCCGGCTTTGCTGCCGACCTCAAGAAATACGACGCCGCTGCCCGCCTTGGGTGGCGCGTCTACCGCTGCGACCCCGCCATGATCAAGAGCGGGCGCGCTATCGAGACAATCCGAATTCTGATGCAGCAGGGGAGAGCAGCCTGATGGCCGCACGCAAAGCGACAGACGACGAAATCAAGGCCGCGCTGACTGGCCGCACTGTGGCAGAGGCTGCGCAGATCCTTGGGCTGCACGAGCGCAACGTCTACACCCACAAGGCGCGCCTGGCTCGTCAGGGGTGGAGCCCGGAGCACGACATGGTGAAGACGGTGCCGGACGGCTTCCACTTGAAAGGCACGTCGACGCTGTACGGCAAGGACGGCGAGCAGAAGCTGCAGTGGGTCAAGTCCAACATCGACCACGAGCGTCAGGCCGAGCTGATGAAGGAGGCGGTCAAGGCTCTTGCTCTGGACATCAAGCCGGCCAAGGCGCTGCCGGCACCTCTGCACACGCTTGCGCACCTGCTCAACTGCTACGTCATCACCGACTACCACCTCGGCATGAATGCCTGGGCGGAGGAGACGGGCGCAGCTTGGGATATGAAGATCGCCGAGGACACGCTGGTCGGCTGGTTTGGTGCCGCCATCGCCCAGGCGCCTGACTCCCATACCGGCGTATTCGCCCAGCTTGGGGATCTGTTGCATTGGGATGGTATCCAGGCGGTCACCCCGACATCCGGCCACGTCCTCGACGCCGACACTCGGTTCCAGAAGCTGGTCCGCGTGGCAATCAGCGTCATCCGCCGCGTAACGGCCATGCTGCTGCAGAAGCACGAGCGCGTCGTTCTCCTGATGGCTGAGGGCAACCATGACCTGGCATCGAGCGCTTGGCTGCGTGAGCTGTTCGCAGCCCTGTACGCCGATGAGCCCCGCATTGAGGTCATCACCCGGCCGGATCCGTACTACTGCATTGAGCACGGCCGCACGTCGCTGTTCTTCCACCACGGCCACAAGAAGCGGATGGACTCGCTCGAGACAGTGTTCATCGCCAAGTTTCGCGAGGCCTTCGGCCGCACCAAGCACAGCTATGCGCACACCGGCCACCTGCATCACAACGTCTTGCGTGAGACGAACACCATGCAGATCGAGCAGCACCGCACCCTGGCCGCGCCAGACAGTCACGCAAGCCGCGGCGGATGGATGAGCGGACGTGACGCCAAGGTCATCACCTACCACGCCGAGCACGGCGAAGTGGGCCGCATCATCGTTTCAGCCGACATGCTCAAGGGGGAAGCAGCATGAAGATGAACAGCGCGCGTCAACTCTGGCGCCCCGTGGCCGGTTTCGAGCAGACCCATGAGATTTCCGATCAAGGAGTGGTTCGTCGCAAAGAGCGAGTTCTCGTCAACTGCAACGGCATCAAGCGCAGATGGCCAGCTGCTCAGCTCAAGGTAACGACGAAGAGCAACGGCTATCAGCACATCACACTGACTCACGCGGACGGATCAGCCAAAACGCTGCATGTCCACCGGATGGTGCTCGAATCGTTTGTAGGGCCATGCCCGGAAGGCTGTGAGGCGCTGCATGCGGACGGCAACAAGTCCAACAACGCGCTCAATAACCTTCGCTGGGGAACTCACCCGGAAAACTGCATGGATCGCTCGCGGCACGGGTCGTCTGGAAAGGTGCTGGACTTCGCCAAGGCTGAGCAGATTCGGGCATTGCGCGGCAGCCTCACACAGCACGAGATAGCCAAGCGTTTTGGTGTCTCGCAGTGCTTAGTCAGTAGCGTGCAATTGGGCAAGATCTGGAAGACAGCTCAGGGGAGGGCAGCACAATGAGATTCACTACTGCGAGAGCTGCTTGGCATGACGCCTACTACCAGCGCCGGGAATCGACTAGCTCCTACGCCCTCGAGGTGGGAATGCTGCAGGCCAGCATCCAGAAGACCGAGAAGGACCGCCGCACCGATGTGGCGCTCGATCAAGCGCTGTGCGGCATGGTGCAGTCGGTCATCGGTACGCTGCCGGCCAGCCTGCAGTGCTTCGGCCACTGGATGTACTCGCCACTGGCCGACGACGACCACCGGGAGATTGCCGAGGAGCTGGTATTTGCTATGGCTGCCGCCAAGCTGCCGCGCATGACAGAAGCCAAGCGCGAGAAAGCGCAGTACGTCGCCAAGGGTGTGCTGTACCGGTATCGCCGCCAGCACCAAGGCGGGCAAAGCTCTACGCCTGACCCGCTGCCGACGCCCGAGTGCTTCCGCGCCTGGCTGTTCGACGAGTACGGCGTGCGCCTCTGCAGCGAGAACTGGACCCGTGAGTGGGAGTCACACATCGACGCCTTCTTCCAGGCCTGCAACGACATGGACAAGGCCGCGCTGGCACCGGTTTCTGGCCTGCTGTACCAGTGGAAAGAGGCGGCGTGAATACGTGAGAAAAACTCCTTGACTTCCCGTGCGGCTGGCTGCATGATTTCCCCATGCTGTAAATGCTCGCCCTGAGCGTTTCGGCTTGCTCGATTCGTGTTCGGGTTGAGTTATGCGTAGGGGTTTGTTTGGCGACAGCCCTGCGCGTTTAAGGTATTGCTTAAACTCCTGCAGTTAGAGTTACAAAAAGCCCCAGCAGAAATGCCGGGGCTTTTTTGTTCCTGCCGACCGCTGTGTCGGTTTTTTTATGCCGATTCGAAAGCCAATCCGCGCTTCAGTCGGCAATCAAATACCAGTTTCGGGCGCTAAAGGCCGTTTGAATGGCTCGCCACCATGCGCCCAACCCTATTCCGGCCCCATGCCTGCCTCCTTGCCCCGAGCGGATCGCACGCGCATGTGAGGCCGGACCAACCACCGACTGCCCCATGCGGGATAACCGAGATATGAAGATGCCCGACCGTCCTGAAACGTGGGCTGCGGCGCTCGCATGGCTGCAGACCATCGTCCCGAGCCTGTATGCGTTCGGCCTTTCCGTGACCATCGCTGTGCTGCGAGTGGTGTATGGCGGAGGTACGAAGCGGCAGATGATCCTAGAAGGGGCGCTATGTGGATTCGCCACGCTGACTCTGGTCCCGCTACTCGAATACTTCGGCCTGCCGCAGAGCATGGCCACTTTCGTGGGCGGTAGTGTCGGATTTCTCGGAACAGAAAAGCTCCGTGACCTGGCTATCCGCTGGGGAGAGAAGAAGGCGAGCGCATGAAACGCCTCCACGCCATCCTGATCTTCGCCTACCTCGCAGCCTGTGTCGCTGTGATGATCGGGAAAGAGGTGTGGATGGCAGCGAGAACAGCGTGGAAGGGGAGAAGGCATGGACGCTAGCAAGCCGCCTGTGCCTCCTTCTTGCAGGCTCGTCTGCCTCGCCTGTGGCGATATAACCCGAACTGGTAAGCATACGCATCTGCTGTGTCGTCTCGTGGCATGGCTGAAGAGGTAGATATGCCGGTACGTCCATCCCGTATGTGTTCCGAGCCTGGATGCAAGAAGCCGTCAGCGACCGGCTCTCACCGCTGCATCACGCACAAGCGCACTGTCGATGCAGCGAGAGCCGAGCAAAGGAAGGAAGTGCACCTCAAGTACAACGAGAGGCGGGATGAGTCAGACAGCTTCTACAAGACCGAGCGCTGGAAGAAGCTCAGTGCCTACTACCGGAAGCACCACCCTGTGTGCGAGTGCTGCAGTAACGCAGCCAGCGATATCACTGACCACATAAAGCCATACAAGACTAACCCAGAGCTTGGGCTGGATTGGGACAACCTGCGCGCACTGTGTAGGACCTGTCACAACCGTATTGGCGAGCGAGTCGGCTTGACGTCGCGCCGCCTGGGTGGAAGACATGCTGGGTAGGGGGGGGGTCAAAAGTCTGGCGTTATTCGACTCCCGAACGACGGGGGGAGCCAAATTTTCACACCGTCAAAATTCACATTCCAAAATTTGAGGTAGCGAGATGGCCCGTAAGCCAACCGCTCCGCACCTCAAGGTCCTGCAGGGCACAAGCCGACCGGATCGTGAAGTGCCGGACGCCCCTGAGTACGATTTGATCGAAGAATTCCCAGAGGCACCTATCCATCTGAATCCGGACGGCGCCGAGATGTGGAACCGCCTCGGACCGCAACTGGTCGCCGCGCGAGTGCTTCAGGTTGTTGACCTGTTCTCCCTTGAACAGCTGTGTTTCTCCTGGCAGCGGTTCCGCATGAAGGCCAAGGCCGGGATGGAAATGACGGCCGCCGAAGACACGGCGCTTAAAGCGCTGTTCTCTGAGTTTGGGATGACCCCGGCCAGTCGTCGCAAAGTGGCTTCTGGTGGAGAGAAGCCGGCAGGAAACAAGTTCGCGTCCAACGGACGACCACAGAAGGCATAGCGCTATGGCAAACGGTCGCGATTACGTGAAGATCGCGACCGACTACGCCAAAGGCGCGATCGCCGACAAGAAGCGCACGAAGCACGGCAAGCTGATTCGCCAAGCCGCGCAGCGCTTCCTTAATGATTTGAAGCGGGCCAAGCGGAAAGACTGCCCGTTCATCTTCGATCCATGGCACGCAAACGACCCATGCGACTTCATCGAAAAGCTACCGCACGTCGAAGGCAAGTGGGATAAGCCAGAGATCGTCATGCACCCATCGCACGTGTTCTTCGTGGTGCAGCTGTTCGGCTTCCGAAAACGTGAAGGAGCAGAAATAGAGGGCTGGGGTTACTTCCGGCCGCGCCGCTTCACCTCGGCTCTGTTTGCTGTTGCTCGGAAGAACGCGAAGTCCACGCTTTCATCCGGGATTCTCCTGTACTGCCAGTGCTGCGAGCCGGAAGAGGGCGCGCAGGTAATCAGTGCGGCTACGACTTTCCCGCAGGCATCGATCATCTTCAACACAGCGAAGCGGATGGTCGAGAAGACTGCAGATTTGCGTGAAGCATTTGGTCTGGAGGTTTGGGCGAAGGCGATCAGTCGCGCCGAGACGGGCGCAACCTTCAAGCCGATTCATGCCAAGGCTTCGACTCAGGATGGCCTGAACCCTTCGCATGTTGGGCTGGACGAGATCCATGCTCACAAGAGCGCTGACCTGCTCAACGTCCTTACATCCGCAGCCGGTGCGCGCAGTAATCCGCTTTGGCTCTACACGACGACCGAGGGCTATACGAATCCCGGCCCCTGGGCAGAGCTTCGGATGTTCGCTAAGAAGCTGCTGGCCGGGCTGTTCGGAACCACTGCGGATCACTTCCTCGTTGTGTTCTACGCAGTTGACGAGGAAGACAAGTCGGCCGGGATCAAGGCTGACGAAGAGTTTGACGAAAAGGTCTGGATCAAGGCCAATCCGCTGATGGACGTCAATCCGCATCTCATGGCGGCGATCCGCAAAGAAGCGGTAGAAGCCAAACAGATGCCCTCGAAGCTGGCCGAGTTCCGTATCAAGCGGCTCAATCGCCCGGCATCAACGGCTGATGGCTGGATCGACCTGACCAAATGGCAAGCGTGCGGCGGGCCAGTCGACCTTGAATGGCTACGTGGATATCCGTGCTGGGGCGGCCTTGACCTCGCCAGCACCGCGGACATGTGCTCCTTCCGCTTGGTCTGGCTAGTTGACGGGGTTTATTACACCTACGGCTGGCGCTGGGCTCCGGAAAGCGCAGTCGCTTATCGGACTGAGCGTGGCACCGTTCCCTATCAGTCATGGGTCGAGTCTGGGCTGCTCAAACAGACAGAGGGAAACGTCACTGACTACGCCGTCATCGAGAGAGACGTCAAGGCGGTGTGCGATGACTTCAATGTCCAGCTGATTGCTTACGACCGGTGGAACGCGAGCGACCTTGTCAACCGGCTGGTCGAGGCTGATCTGCCAATGGTCGAGTTCATCCAGGGGCCGCGCTCCTATCACCCTGCCATGCAGGCGCTAGAGCGCGCCTACATCTCCGGGAATCTTGCTCACGGCGGAGACCAGATTCTCAACTGGTGCGCTTCCAACCTGATTGCCAGGCGTGATGACAACCTGAACATGGCCCCGGACAAGAAGCGCAGTGCCGACAAGATCGATGACATGGCTGCGCTGTTGATGGCTATAGGGGTATCAACCGTCGAAACCGAAGAAGCGGATGACGACGATTTCATGAACGCAATACGGAATCCACTGATCGCATGAGCGCACTGACTGCATTTCTGCTGGCATCGCTGGCTGGCTTCGGCCTGCTGTGCGCGGGCGTCTGGATGCTGGCCGGCACCGCCTGGGCGCTGATCGCCGGATCGTGCTCAATGTTTTGCATCGCTGGGTTCATTCGTAGGGGGATGACAGATGAATAAGTCCCTTCTGCGGACCATATCCAGATCTGCAGCTAGGCCATCGGCCGGGCTGAGTGAATGGCTCGGGAAAACGATTAGATTGTCTGACGGGGCTTTCTGGGGGCAGCTAATTGGCGGCCAATCCAGTTCCGGTAAAAGCGTCAGCGTCGACACAGCCATGCGGGTTTCTGCGGTGTGGGCGTGTGTCCGGTTGATTGCTGAAACGATCGCTACGCTTCCGCTTGGCCTATACCGGCGACTTCCGGACGGAAGCCGCGAGATGGACACCGGCCACCCGCTCTACAGCGTCCTGGCCGTTTCGCCAAACGAGCACATGAGCCCGGTACAGTTCTGGGAAGCAATGCTCGCGAGCATGCTTCTGCGCGGGAACGCATTCGCCCAGATCCATCGATCTGGCGGTCGTGTTATCGCGCTGAGCTTCTTGCTCCCGCACCGCATGCGTTTAGTCACTGAGAACGGGAGCATCCGCTACTTCTACAGCTTCAGCGATGGAGAGCGGGAGCTTCAATCCAGCGAAGTTCTTCACATCCCGGCGTTCTCGCTTGACGGACGAATCGGGCTGTCCCCGATCAGCTATGGCGCCGACATCATCGGATCGGCAATTTCGGCCGACGATGCAGCGAACGGGACATTTAAGAACGGCATGATGCCGACGGTAGCCTTCAAGGTTGACCGGGTACTCAAGCCGGAGCAACGAGACGAGTTCCGCAAATACGTAGAGACGGTGAGCGGCGCCATGAACGCCGGCAAGTCCCCTGTCCTTGAGGCTGGGGTAACGCCGGAGTCGATTGGCATCAATCCGGCCGACGCGCAACTGCTTGAGACTAGAAGCTGGAGCGTCGAGGAGGTTTGCCGGTTCTTCCGTGTTCCGCCTTGGATGGTCGGGCACACCGAGAAGAACACCAGCTGGGGATCTGGCCTTGAGCAACAGGTCATCGGCTTCCTGACGTTCTCCCTAAGTGCCTGGTTGCGCCGCATCGAGAAGGCCGTACTCAAGCAACTGATGTCGCCAGGTGAGAGACTTACGCACTACGCGGAGTTCGCCCTGGAAGGCTTGTTGCGTGCTGATAGCGCGGCGCGCGCTTCGTTCTACAGCACGATGGTCCAGAACGGCATCTACACCCGCGACGATTGCCGCGTCCGCGAAAACCTGCCGCGCCGCGGTGGGAATGCCGACGTGCTGACGGCGCAGACAAACCTTGCACCACTCGACGCACTGGGGCAATCCAGCGACGGCCAGGCCGCACGCGCAGCCCTGCAGAACTGGCTAACCGCCGATCTCCCCAAGGAGTAATCCATGCAACTCAAAATCCAGGCTCGCGGCCTTCGCAGCGAGTTGAGCCCGCGTGCGCTCGAAAAGTGGAATCCGGCTATCCAGGCCGCAGTAGAAAGCACCTCTGACACCATCACCATCTATGGCGTGATCGGTGAGGACTGGTACGGCGATGGCGTCACCGTGAATCGGATTGACGCCGCCCTGCGCGCCATCGGTGAGCGAGACGTGACCGTTTATATCAACTCCCCGGGCGGCGACATGTTCGAGGGAATCGCCATCTACAACCGCCTGCGCGAGCACAGCCACAAGGTGACCACAAAGGTGCTCGGCATGGCGGCCAGCGCCGCCTCGATCATCTATCTCGCCGGCTCTGAGCGGCAGGTCGCTAGCAGTGCCTTCCTGATGATCCACAACTGCTGGACGGTGCTCGCCGGAAACCGCCACTACCTGCGCGACGTCGCCGACGACATGCAGGAATTCGACGCTGCCATGGCCGATCTGTACGCCGAAACGAGCGGGCAGCCAGTAGCGGACATGGCCGAGATGATGGATGACGAGACGTTCATCCGCGGCAAGCGCGCCGTCGAGCTTGGCTTGGCTACTGGACTCCTGTCTGCCGACGAGGTTGCTGAGCGCGATACCGAAGAGAGCCGGCAGAACAACGCGCTGAAAGCGATGGACGTGGCCCTTGCAAAGGCCGGGATGCCGAGATCCGAGCGGCGCGAGCTCTTCGCCAGTTTCAAGTCCAGCACGCCTCGCGCTGCTGGCGGGAGCACGCATAACGCTGCTCCGACCGACAAGCAGAACGCTGTCGCGCCTGACCTCACCGCGTCACTGAGCGCGGCAACCACTCTTCTCCAAACTCTGAAAGGTAACTGACCATGGACTTTGAAGCCCAGGTAAAAGAACTCAACTCCAGCCTGAAAGGCATCGGTGACCAGATCAAGGCCCAAGCCGAAGCCACCCAAAAGGAAATCGCCCGCACTGGCGAAATGCACGCTGAAACCCGCGTAAAGGTGGATGAGCTGCTCAGCAAGCAGGGCGAACTCTCTGCGCGCCTGCAGGAAGCCGAGCAGAAGCTGGTCAACGCCAGCAATGGCGGCCGCAACCAAAGCGAGCGGCAGAAGTCTGCCGGTGAACTGGTAGTCGGCAGCGACCAGATGGAAGGCGTCAATGCATCCTTCCGCGGCTCCCGTCGCGTGTCCGTTCCGCGCGCAGCCATCACCTCCGCCCCGGCTTCTGGTGGCGCCCTGGTCGGCGCTGACCGTCGCCCGGAAATCATCATGCCGCCGGAGCGTCGCCTGACCATCCGCGACCTGATCGCGCCGGGGACCACCGATAGCAACGCCATCGAGTACGTCCGCGAAACCGGCTTCACCAACAACGCCGCCGCGGTGGCTGAAGGTGGCGCCAAGCCGTACTCGGATCTGGTGTTCGAGCTGGTCAACGCGCCGGTTCGCACCCTGGCCCACCTGTTCAAGGCAAGCCGTCAGATCCTCGATGACTCGTCTGCGCTGCAGAGCTACATCGATGCCCGCGCGCGCTACGGCCTGCTCACCGTCGAAGAGCAGCAGCTCCTGTACGGAAACGGCACTGGCGCCAACCTGCAGGGCCTGATGACCCTGGCAGAAACCTATGCCGCTCCTGGCGGAATCGTGGTGACTGGCGAGCAGCGCATCGACCGCCTGCGCCTGGCACTGCTGCAAGCTGAACTGTCCGAGTTCCCGGCTGACGGCATCGTCCTCAACCCGATCGACTGGGCTGCAATCGAGCTGACCAAGGACGGTGAAGGTCGTTACATCGTCGGCCAGCCGCAGGAAGGTACCGCCGCCCGTCTGTGGAATCGTCCGGTCGTGGCTACCCAGGCCATGCAGCAGGACGAGTTCCTGACCGGTGCGTTCCGCCTCGGCGCTCAGATCTTCGACCGCATGGACGTCGAGATCCTGATCTCTACCGAGAACGACAAGGACTTCGAGAACAACATGGTGACCATCCGCGCCGAAGAGCGCCTGGCGTTCGCTGTGTATCGCCCGGAGGCCTTCGTGACCGGTGCTCTGACCGTCACTCCGTAAGCCACCATAGGCGCCCCGCTTGGGGCGCCTTTCAGGAGGATGATTTATGGCTCGCCCAAGAAAAGCCGCGTCTGTGGCTGACTCTTCCAGTGAAACGGTTGAAGCCGTTGCAAGCTCCGAGACAAACCCCTCGGAGGTCACCATCTACCCGCTGCGCTCCTACATGGATGCCGGCGAGATCAAACGTCGCGGCGGGCCAGGTTATACGGTCCCGAAGCGACACGCCGACGCCCTGGTCGCTCAGCGCGTGGCAAGCACCACAAATCCTGACGGCGACAAGTAAGGAGCCATCCCATGCCTATGCCGACTCTCGCAGACCTGAAAACGCACCTGCGTATTCGGCACACGCAGGAAGATGACGACCTGCAGATGAAGCTGGACGCGGCAATTGACCATGCCAGCCAGTTCATCGGGCGCCCGATCCCATGGGCATACGATGATGGCGCTGCGGTCGACGTTCCGCACAGCGTGCGGCTGGCGATCCTGATCATCGCTGCAGAGCTGTACGCAAACCGCGAGGAAGCTGTCGTAGGAGCTACCTACACCAAGATCCCGAAGGCAGAGAACATGCTGCACTTCTTTCGCGTGGGGCTTGGGGTATGAGAGCTGGCCGACTTGATACGCCGGCTGATCTGCTGAGGCTGGACGCGGATGCGCGCCCATGTGTCGTGGATTGGTTCTGGATCGGCATCAGAGCGAAGGACTCCGGCGCCGTCCAAGCGCCATCGGGCTTACGCAATCCTGGCAAGGTGGAAGTTCGAGCATGGTGGGATGAGCGACTGCAGATCGGACGATATCTCCGCGCAGATGGCCGGCTGCTGCTGATCGATAGCGTGCGTGACGTAACTGGAGCGCGCGCAGAGGCGGTGGTCACATGCAGTGAGCTGATCGGATCACCTGCCAAATACCGGCCTGCCGAAGGCTTGCCAGTGGATTGCCGTGTGCATGTCACGCATGAGGCACCGTATCGCGACGAGCTGGGCCAGGTCACCGACTACCGAACACGAATTCAGGTCGCGCTGATTGAAGTGGGTCGCCCGCAGGTGGATGACCAGATCATCGTGGAAGGAGCCAGGTACACCGTCATCGCATACGCAGATGAGACCGATGATGGCGTGGTCCGCGGGCTATGGGTGGAGAAGGTCTGATGCAGGTATCGATCAAGGTATCAGGCCTAGAGTTGGCGCAAGCACGTCTAGCCGAAGTGAACCGAAAGATTGACCCGGTCCTTCGCGGCGCGTTGAACACGACGGCTAACAAGACCCGTACCGTGCGCTACGTGAACCCTCTACGCGGTTCGCTGATGCCTGTCTTCAGCCGTCGAGCGCTGCGCGTCAAGCGGGCACGTGGACGGCTCACCAACGCCCGAATCATCCCGTCCAGCTCAGGCGTTCCAGTAACCCGTTATCTCGGGTGGGGCTACAGCAAGATCAGTGCGACTCGAGCCCGTATCTGGGTCAAGGGCCCGAAAGGGCACAAGGTAGCTGCAGGCTTCGTCAACCCGTCCAGTTTCAGCCGAATGCCTTGGAGCACGCGCATCAAGGTGCGCGGCGCGCCGAAAGGATTCTTATCGCCAGCGCTCGGCCCTTCGGTCGCGTACTGGTTCAAGCAGCTCACTGATGGACAAACCATCCGTTGGACGAACATCTTCCTCCAGCAGGAATTCGAGAAGCGGATCAGGCAAGAGATCGCCAAGGGGGCGCGATGACAAGAGGTACAGAGCTCTCTGATGAGATTCTGAGGCGCCTTGAGGCTATCAGCCCGGCCAATGACTATCACACCAAAGTCGAGCGTGTTTATGGCTTTGGTGAGCGCAAGCCGGACAAGGCGCCGATGCCATACATCCTGGCTCGTATAGCAAGCGACGAGATTGAGGAGACGGTAGGGACAACCGCCTCCCGAGCGGCTCGCTACGAGATCGAAGGAGTTATGCCAAGGTCTGCATCGCTACAGGATCTGCAGCTGCTGCACCACGACATTCTCAAGACGCTTGGCACGGGCCAGCTCCCGCATGTTCGTCCACTTAAGAGCGGATGGCCTTTTGAAGAGGCCGCCGAGTACGAACCGGATATAGAGGGCAGCACGACGCGCAGCGTAACCAGCTCGATAACCATCCGGTACGTCGAAAAGTACTGACCAGAACACCAAACCATCAACCCGCCATCGAGCGGGTTTTTTTTCACCCGGAGAAAACTCGCATGGCCAACTATGCATACATGGGCAAGGGCATTGTCAGCCTGACGCCGGAGGCAGGCGGCCCCGCCGTCGACGTGGGCAACGTGTCCGCGCTCAACTTCAACATCAACGAGAACATCATTCGTTTGCCGAACTACCGGACAGGCGGCGGCGGCACCTATGCGCAGGTGAACCGCGTTGAGTCGGTTGAATTCACCGCAACCCTGCATGACCTGAGCCCCGAAAACCTGGCGATGGTGTTGTTCGGTACTTCGACGGTTGTGGACAACGTGGCCACCATCGAGGCGCTGACCACTGGTGCGCAGACCTTCCAGATGGTTTTCGCTGGCATTAACGAAGCTGCAACCGGCAAGACCGTGACCGTGACCGTGCATCGAGCGAAGATCGGCGCGGCGCAGGGCTTGGGTTTCATCGGTGATGAGTTCGCCGCGCTAGAGATCACCGGAGAAGTGCTAATCGACACTGACATCACAGGTGCCGGCCTGTCCCAGTTCTTCAAGATCGAGATGGACACTATCGCCTAAGCGCCCGAGTCCAAGCCCATCGGATCGGTGGGCTTTGGCGCGTGCGCCGTGGTAGATTTCCCTCATTAATGGGAGGGAACCATATGCGAAGTCTTGGCTTCATTCTGATCGCTCTGCTGTCGGTGCAAGCCAGCGCTGCCAGTATTTCTAAGTGCGTCGACTCGCAAGGCCGCGTCACTTTTACGCAGAATGCAAACTGTCCTAGCGGCAGCGTCGCGGATGGCGCTGTGCGCGCGCACAATCCGACTATCAGCGGGAGTAGCGCGCCGGTACAGATGGCTGACCCGAGCAGGCCGCGTGCAGCCAGCCTCCAGGCAAAAGAACTGACAGTAGTTGGCCAGCCGCAACAGAGAACGCTGCCTATTGAAAGCCCGGCACAGAGAGAGGCGCCAGTAAGACGATCGGCCGCGCCTGCGCAGCCGTGCATAAAGATGGTTGAGCGCAGAATAAACAGCAGCACGGTGATGAAGAACGGCAGCCGTCGCGGACGCTCTGAAATTATAAAAGTTCCTGTTGCCTGTTAGGCAGGCAGAAAAACTACCACAACCCGCTTCGTCGGGTTTTTTATTGCCCGGAGTTTGGCATGAACGAGTTGCAAATTCTGTTTCCTGAGCCTGTCACCGTCGAGGTGATGGGGCGCGACGTGCAGATCCTGCCGGTGAAGCTGCGCCACTTCGAGCGCTACGGAAAGTCGGCCGGTGCTTTGGTCGAACTGTTCAGCCAGGCCAGCGTGCAGCAGATCAACCGCTATGCCGCCACGCACAGCCGTGAGCTGCGCCAGGTGCTGCTGGCAACGACCAGCCTCAAGCGCTGGCAGCTGTGGTTCCTGCCGGCGACCGTCTCGGTGCAGCTGTTCGTCGAGGTGGTGCGGGTGAATTCCAGTTTTTTCGGCGAAGCCCTGCCGGCAATGGTAAGGGCGCTGAGTGGGGCTCCGTCGTCCAGCGACTGATTGGCGCCGGCCATGGCTTGGCTGACGTGCAGGATTACAGCCTGCGGCAGATCGAGACGTTCCTGGCGGCCATCGACGCAGAAGACCGCGCAGACAACCGGATCGCATTGATCGCCGCGCGTGCGGCCAATGCCAAGCCCGAAGACTTCAAACGCTTGCTTAAGGAGTTTGCCTAAATGGCCCAGGTCAAAACCCAGCTGGTCATCGACGGCAAGAACAACTCGAAGAAGGCGTTCGACGAAGTAAACAGCCAGCTCAACAGCATGAACAAGCAGCTGGCCACGGCTGGTAAGGCGCTGATCGGCGTCTTCTCCGTGTCTGCACTGACTGGGGCCGTGCGCGGCATTGCGAATGCTGCCGATAGTTACAACCTGATGAACGCTCGCCTGAAGTTGGCGACCGAATCGCAAGAAGAGTTCAACACCGCACAGACTGAGCTTCGCCGGATCGCTGTGGCAACTCAGACCCCGCTGGAGTCTCTGGCAACGCTGTACCAGCGCATCAGCAGGCCGTTGAAAGAGGCTGGGCGTAGCCAAAAAGACATCTTGGCGGTCACCGAGGCGGTTGCCACATCGTTCCGTGTTTCCGGCGCTAGCGCGCAGGAAGCTGAGAATGGAGTGATTCAGTTCGCCCAGGCGCTGGGCGCCGGCGCATTGCGCGGTGACGAGTTCAACAGCGTAGCCGAGCAAGCTCCGCGACTGATGCAAGCGCTAGCTGACTCGCTTGGTGTGCCTATTGGTGCGCTGAAGGAGATGGCTGCGCAAGGTTTGCTTACGGCAGACGTGGTGACGTCCGCGCTGGTCGAGCAGCTTGGTGTGCTGCGCACTGAGGCAGAGTCGCTGCCGGAAACGGTAGGCGGCGCCATGACGGCTCTCTCTGATCGCTGGAATGAGGCGGTCGGAAAGGCAAACGTCAAGCCATTGATCGACGCCATCAACGGTCTAGGGGAAACACTGAGCGACCCGGCCGTTGTCGACAACCTCGTAAAACTGGCTTCGGCGCTTGCGACCCTCGCGGGGACTGCCGTCGAGGGCGCTTCTGAGTTCGTTGACCTTGGCAAGCGAATTGCCTTCGTGGCTGCCAATGCCTCAGGAATGGTCACCGAGCTGGACAAGGTTGACCAGCAGATCGCCGACCTGGACCGCAGCTTGAAGGGCACTGGCCTCAGCACGACGATTGACGGGCTCCTGTTCTCTAAGGAAGAGCTTCAGGCGAAGAAGGACGCGCTCGTTGCTTTCCGAGCTGCCATCGTCGAGCAGCAGAGCGGCCTCAATGCTGAACTGCAGTTCCTCTCTGATGTTGCAGCCGCTGCTGCACAAGCCGCCCGCGAGAAGGAGGTCAGCGAGCGCAACCAGTACATTGCGGAACTGAAGACTCAGCAAGACCGCATGATCAAAGCATCCGAGCAGGGTGTGAAAGCGCTGATCGCTGCCGAGAAGAAGGCCAACAGCGAGCTGGAAAAGGTCCGCAACGCTCGACTGGATATCGAGAAGCGCTACCAAGACGCTATTGCCGGCATGAACGCTGGCGGTGAGGCCTCATATGGCGCCGCTCAGGCGCTGAAGGTTGGGGCGCGGCAGGCTCTGCAAGCAGGTGATGTTGAAGGAGCACAGGCGAAGGCACAAGCCGCTCTCAAGATGCTTCAGGACTTGCAGGCGGCCGGCGCCAACACCTACGGATTCGCCGGGTTTATCGGCGAGCTTCGCGACATCGAACTGGCCGCCAATGACATTGAGCAGAGCCGTGCCGAGCAGAAGATCGCTGACATCAAGCAGGAGATGCTTAACCTCAAGACGGCAGCCGCCGCGCTCGAGGATATGCCTGTCAGCGTGAAGATGGATGACGCCGCGCTTGCACAGGTGCAGGCCGCCCTGGATGCCCTGGCCAAGCGCGAGATAATCGTCAAGGTCGGCGCGCAGTACGACTTCAGTCAGCCTTACACGCTGCAGGATCCAGGCCCGGCGCCGCAGAAGTTCGCCACAGGCGGATATATCAGCGGCCCCGGCACCGGTACCAGCGACAGCATCCCGGCCTACCTGTCGAACGGCGAGTACGTCATCAACGCTGCGGCCGTGCGCAAGCTTGGCAAGCGGCATCTCGACATGCTCAACAACGGGATTCCGATTCCCCGGTTTGCCGATGGCGGCATGGTCGGGACGGTCGCGAGCCTGGATACGTCGCCTCGCAACCTGGGATCGCTGGACATCAGCATCGGCGGTGACACCTACCAGGTGTTCGCGGACTCTACCCAGGCCGATCAGCTGCGCCTGGCTGCGCGCAAGCACGGCCGCACTCACCGGAGTTAACCATGCCACAACCTTCAGCCATGCTCGGCGGTATTCCGCTCGAGCTGCACTCCGGTGCGCCAGTGTTGAGCGAGGAGCCTATCGGCGGCGAATCGTCTGCCAGGCTGAGCGGCGGCAACCTTGTGTCGATGACGCATTGGGAACGCATGTCGGGAACGATCAGCGGCTCAGGCTGGATGCCGCCTGGTCTGGACGGCCTCGACTACAGCCAGCCGCTGGAGCTTCGGTCGACAAAGGTGCGCAGTGTGCAGGGCGCCGGAACGACTCTTGAGATCAGGGGCGACGCACGACCTGACGTGGCGCCGTGGGCCCAGGCGCTCGTCGGCGGGCAATGGGTCAACACATCGTGCAGCGTCACGGATGGCATCGCGACGTTGACTGCAGTCGCCGGCGCCACGCTCTACCGCGTGTGCTGGATGCCCATCTACAGCGTGAAGGCCAAGCGGCCGTCAGAAACGCAGGATTCAGGATCTGCCAGTCATAGCTGGTCCATTACCTGGGAAGAAACCTAATGCTCAACGCCTCGCCACTCAACGCCGTGCCGCTGAATGGCGTGACGGGCGCCGCTGTAGAGCCGGAGTACATCGTCCGCGGGCAGTCGTTCGTCTGGACGCTGCGGCTGATGGTGGGCGGGCTCAACCTCACGCCGATGCTCACCGGATCGGTCACCGTTGACCGGGAAGAGGGTGCGGCCGGCATCGCTGGCTTCGATCTGTTCATCGCGCCTGGCGTCGCCGTAGTGCCGCCAGACTGGAAAGGCCGGGCGGTATCGATCGACTACATCAGCACGAGCCAGGGCGAAACGACCGAGGCGCGCAAGTTCACCGGGCAGATCAGCCGCGCCGACTGGAACCCGGTTAATCGCATCCTGAGCTGCGAATGCTCCGACCAGCTGCAGCAGCGGGTCGAGGGCATGGCTATTGGGGCTATCGATGCACTGGTCGGCGGGTGGTGGTCGGAAGACCTGTTCGAGCCGGTCGAGGGCCGCAGCCACTGGGACTACGCCCGCGAGCGTATGAGCACGCGCACCGCCAGCCTGGACTGTTCCGCTTACGGCGATCTTCGCGTGACGAGCTGGTACGCCACGGCGCCGCATTTCGTGTTTGGCCCGGGCACAACGCTCTATCAGCAGATCGACCTGCAGCAATCCGACCTTGAGGCGACGACCAACCGCGTCGAGATCGAATTCAGCTACCGCTACCAGCGCCTCTGGCAGCTGAACGAGGGCTACAGCTGGACTCACGTCAACGCGGGCGGTGGTCAGAGCGGGTTCTGTAACTGGCGCGTGTGGGCGACTGAGCTGCCTGACACCGACATGATCGAAAGATCAGTTTCGGACAGCGGCCAGCAGCTGCTTGGCGGCGTGGGCGGCTACAAGCTGCCGCTGTCCATGGCCAACCCGTGCGGCGATGGCCAGGGCTGGGTCAACACCTTCGACAATCTCTGGCTATCAGCGTCGTTCACCGGTGCCAGGCGCTGGGTGCAGAGCGTAACCGAGAGCTACAAGCTGGTTCTGTCCACTGCTGCTGGCGAGTCAGAGCTGACTCGCATCGTTCAGCGCGCTGGCTACACCGTGTCGATCGAGCGCGATCAGGCAGAGAGCTGGGGCAGCGATCCGATCCGCGGTGGCGGAACTGGCAGTCAGGACCTCTCCGACGAAGGCCGGCGCAGCAATGCAATTGCAACCGCGCTGCAGATCGGTAACGCGATGATCGTCGGCGCGCACCGCGAAACCACGCTCAGCTGGGATGTCCCGTCGAGCATGGCCATGGGCATTGACCTGCTGCACGCGCTGGAGATCAACGATCAGGGCGTGCACGCGATCGGCAAGTGCCGGCGCATCGTGCACCAGTTCAACCTGGGCAGCGGCGAAGCGATTACCTCGCTGAGCATTGCGATCATGCGCGGCGGCGGCGTCAGTGACGCGCTGGCTGTCCCTCCGCAACCAGATACCAGCCTTCCGCCGTTTACGTCGTCGGCTCAGCTGCTGCTCGGTACGCAGCTCGGCGGGCGCCAGGTTGACCCGTACACGGGCTTTCCCATCGGCCCCTATGACGATGATCGGCCTGGCTTCTCGGGCAACTACGACACGAACGACAACTTGCCGGCTGAGTTCTACCCGCGACGCTTCGACATCAATGCCCGTGAAATCGGTGCCGAGTACCGCGACGAGCGCACCGCCTCGGCCGAAGCGTTCTATCGCGTCGGCATCCCCGACGATTTGCTGGAGCTATGACCATGACCAATGAGGAACGGCGCCGCGCCTCTGGTGCGGCCATGGAGGCAAGCCGGCGCGGGAGCGGTGCCGCTATGGAGGCGAGTCGGCGGGCTAGCGGTGCTGCGATGACGGCGCGCCGTACCGGCAAGAGCGTGGCAGAAGACATACAGTCTCTCGCTGCCCCTCAGCGCCAGGCCAAGCCACTGCCTCGCATCGATCCGGTCGGGCCGCTACCAGCGCAGCGCGGGCGCGGAACATCCCCTGCGCGGACTGGCGGCGGGGGTGTTGGCGGAGGAATTGCCAGCCCGCTGACTGAAAAAACGCGCGCCGAAAACGGCAAGCAAGTGCCTGATCGCGACTATTACCCCGAGGCTTTGCTGCCCACCACTGATGGTCTGGTTTGGGCGCGTTGGCGCGGCATCAAAACTGTGAGGATGACCGATGCCAATGGCGCCGAGGTTGTGATGGAGTATGCCGATGGCCTATCCAAATAGCCCGCTCGACGAGGTGCCGGTCGTGTGGGGTTGGCCCTGGCATGGATTGATCGAAGGGGCCGAGGCCAACAGCGGCGCTCTGGTTTTCAGCAGTGGGCGCGAGGTCTCGTGCGGGTTCGTCAATCATCACAACACCCATCTATGGGATATCGGCATGCCAGATCCCGAGGTGGAAACTGACGATCCGGACGAGCAGTGGCTAGGCAAAGCGATAGTACGCAGCCGGTATCTGGGCAACGAGTCGTTTACATCTGCCGCGTACGGCGGACAGACGTTTGGCGGCAGCCAGTGGTACCCGTTCTACGCGCCAGGCTACGGCGTGATGCGTAGACGGTTCGGCATTGTTGTGCAGGATGTACTGAGCCGGCTGTGGATATCCGCCTCGATTCTGGGCTGGGCTGGCAGCGCGGTGCCGGACTTGTTCATGAGTTATTCGGAGGCTGGGTTGAGCGGAAAGCCGGCTGACCTTTCTTCGATCCGGATTCAGTTTCTCGACAACAGCCCAGACGGTCGGCGTGCGCTTTTTGCGATATGTCCTTGGCGGCAGTTTGGCGATGTTTATGCGATACCGCGTTCGATCATCGAAGTGGAGTTGCTTGGCGACCCAGAAACTGGCTTCAGGCTGGCCGCTCATCTGGTCGCGCCCTACGCCGTGGCCTGGGAGTACGCAGGCACGGGCGGCGGGCCGGCGCCAAGCTCCAGTTACGAGCTGCGGGCAGTTGAGTCTGTTATCTGGGCTTGGTACGGCATGGCCGGCAGCGTTGAGGCTGTGAAGTATCGACGTGAAGTCGAGTTTTCCGGCCAGATCAGTGGCACCACCACTCACGTCAGTCGGATGTTCGGCACGACCATCACCACCAAGATTATCTGTGGCTCAAGCGTGGCCGAGATGGTCGACGACACTGCCGTCACAGTCGAGTATGACCGGATTGGCGATGGTCCGACGTGGTCGAACGTCACCCACACAGTACGCACCGTTGCCGGCGAAGTGGTCGTGGACACAACGACTCCAGGCGGCCCGGGCGATGAGCCGCAGCGCAGCTTGCCATTTCCAGGCCCTGCATCGATGCAGCCAAGTGACTATTTGGTGTCTAGTAACGCCAACCCCACGGACATGGTCATTCTGTCCAATAAGATTTTGGCGACGGCGATCAAAGACATCCAGGTGCCGGGTGTCAGCGGCTACCAGTACTGGTGCGGCGATGCCGTTACGCCGGCTGGCGTCGATGCGGGGCTATACAAAATTGAACTGGCCATGCCAGGCAGTAACCCCATCCCGTTCATCTACGGCGCGTTCAACCCGCTCACGGGTGCCGTTGTACGAAACAACCCAACGACCTTTCAGACCTGGGTATAGGCCATGAACTACGTTAACAACTGGCTCTACCAGCTGACCGGCAGCTTTGCGCCTGGTCAGTCTACGCTCCCGCTCCCGGCCGCCGCCCTTGAGCGTCTGGCACTTGCCGAGGGTGTTGAGTGCACGCTCACTTTATCGGCCAGCCTGAATCCGACCGCACCGGCCGAAACGGAAATCATTCGCCTGGCCGGAACCGCTGACGGCTACGTGATCGTGCGTGGCCAAGAGGGTACGCCAGAGCAGGCCTGGCCGGAAGGCACGCTAATCTGGTGCACGATCACCGCCGCTGCGCTCGCCCTGCTGCCCAGCATCGGTGACGTCCTGATAACTGTACGTGATCCGGGCCCCCGTTATTTGTTGGCAAACGGCGCCTCTTTCGATGCTGCCGCACACCCCGATCTGGCTCGGATGCTGGGCTCTGGCTCTGGCTCGGATGGATGGGCTGTAATCGAGCGCCCGGATGCCGATCTGGACGGCGTTGCCACCGATGGCGCGGGCGTCTGGGTTGTCGCGGCCTGGGATGGCCTCTATCGCAGCACGGATGACGCCGTGACCTGGGCGCTGGTGGATGGTGTGCCCAGTGACAGGTACGCCGTGGCCACGGACGGCCAAGGGACCTGGGTTACATCGGGCGTTGGCGGTACTTACCGGAGCACCGATAACGGGCTGTCGTGGATGCCTGTCACAGGCGTCGGTGGATATATGACATCCTTGGTGGCTGGCCATGATGGCGTGTGGATTGGATTCGAAGGTGCCCCCTCTTCACTAAGCATAAGCACCGACCACGCCGAGACATGGGGCTTGCTTGTTACTCCGCTGACGTATTTGAACGGTTTGGCGACAGATGGTAATGGCACATGGGTGCTGCTGGGCACCAACGACACCGGTGATACTGGGGCGCGCAGTGCAGACAACGGCGGTACGTGGGATGTGATCGCTGCGCCTGGCGGGTCTTTCCGCCGCGCTATCGGCACGGACGGCAATGGAACATGGCTCGCGCACGCTGAGATGTCGAACGGCGACAATATCTACATGCGCAGCATCGACAACGGCGCAACCTGGACCGAGTGGCACCTGGATCTGGGTGACGCGAGCAGTATCGCAGTGGACGGCGACACTTGGGTAATCACTGGCGGCTGGGCGGAACCCTACGGAGCTATGAGCACCGATGGGGGCGAAACGTGGGAGGAAATTGCCGAATTCGGAGAGAGCCCCACCGCCTCAGCCGGCAGAGATGGCGGAACCTGGGTTGCAGTAGGGCCCGCTGGGCTCATGTACCGCAAGTCGGGCGGGGTTAACTTGCCCATATTAAATGTGCAGCATCCGCTGCGTGCCTACGTTCTAGCGAACTGATTCACCGTCCATCGCCGCCCCAGCCCGCCTCGTGCGGGCTTTTTTACGCCGGAGAAACCCATGCAGCCAGCAAAACTCGATCTGCACATCGTGCAGGGCTCGACCCTGCGCGACACTCTGCGGCTGATGCAGCCGCGCTACGAATACCGGCCGATCACCGCGCTCGGCGGCTCGCCATTGCGCCTCACCGTGGACCACGGGCTGCCGGGCAACTGGCTGGCATGGGTCGAGGGTGTCAGCAATATGCAGGGCGTCAACCGATCCCAGCGCGAACGCCCGCACCGCGTCACGGTTGTCGACGCCGCCACCCTGGAGATCAATGCGCTATCCGCGTTCGGCCTCAACCCCAACGGTGGTCAGCTGATCTACAAACCGCCGGTAGACCTGACCGGAGCCAAGGCCCGCATGCAGATCCGGGCCGGCCTCGGGGGCGCTCTGCTGCTGGAGCTGACCACCGAGAATGATGGCCTGGCCATCACCGGCCCCGGCACGCTGATCCGCACCATGAGCGCAGCGCAAACGGCCGCGCTTACGTGGACCGATGGCGTGTACGACCTTGAAGTCGAGTACGCCGATGGCACCGTTCAGCGCTACCTGCAGGGAGCCGTCACTGTCAGCCGCGAGGTGACTACATGACCGTTGCCATTTGCGGCGATCCGGAGGTGCTGGTCATCGAGGCCGGCGCGGAATACGCCGTCGCGCTGGAGCCAGATACCGAGACCGTCGTCGTCACAGCCGGTGAGCAAGGCCCACCCGGCCCTCCTGGCAAGAATGCGCCCGGCTCGGACGGGGCGCCCATCATCAGCGAAGACCCAAACAACCAGGTCACACAAGGTACGGACGGCGGCATATTCGTCGCGCCGACCTCGTGGGGCGTCAATCAGTGGTAACCAGGAGGCCTCATGGCTGCAGTCAAGTTCTACAAAGTCGCAACCCTACCCGGCACGCTCGAGCCAGATGCCTTCTACTACGTCGAGAACGGCACCTTTGCCGAAAGCTACCTGACGAACTCGGCCGGCGTTGCCCGATCGGTCGGCAACTCCGCGATGATCAACTCGCTGATCAACGACGCGCTGGCGGGCTGGTCCGGCAACGCCTCGTCGCTGGAGATCGTCGCGGACATTGCGGCGCGTGATGCGCTGGTCGCCACCCTCGATGTGAATTCGATGATTCTCGTCATCGATGCCAGCGCGGACGCCACGGTCGATAGCGGCTCTGCCCTGTACGCCTACGGCGCGTCCAATGACACCGTCTACAAGCTGGCCGAGTACGAATCCATGGACGTGGTGGTGCAGTGGTCGGCCATTCAGGGCGGGCCCACCTCGACCCCGGCACAGATCGACACCGCAGTGAGCCAGAGCCACACCCACACCAACAAGACCACGCTGGACAAGCTGGGCGAGGACGGCGAGGGGTTGCTGTTCAACGGCGTCGGTGTGGGCAGCCGCTGGACAACCACTAACTGGTGATCGCATGGCCCAGGTCAAACATCATAAGTTTGTTGCTGCGCTACCTGCGCAGCTTGAGGCCGATTCGGTCTACTACGTCCGCGCCGGAGCAGGTTTCGACCACTACGTCACCAACAGTTCTGGCACTATCGTCGCGTATAAGGTGAACAGTGCCGCGGGCAGCGCAGCTGGCCGGGACGTCAGTCTCGAAGGCCCGACGGGCATCTACATTGCGCAAACCGTGCAATTCCAGATCACTGACTACGACGTGTTCAGCGACTACCTGGTGCAGGTCTCGGCCGGCACCGCCAGCATTGCCGGCAGCACGATCAGCTTCACCGCGCCGATGACGGCGGGCAGCGTGACGCTGACCGTATTCGCGGGCGACTACCGGCGCGACATCACGCTGGAGATCCTGCCGGAGCGCCCTGCGGCGCCGGTCATCACATCGCCAGCAGCCACCGGCGTCATGGGCAGCCCTACGCTATCGACCGGCCCCTTCGCCCTGATCGGGCCGAACACCGACACCCATGCGGCGACCGACTGGGAAATCTGGACGGGGGCGGGGCGCACCGGGACACTGGTCTGGTCCTCGCTGAACAACTCCGCCAGCAAGCTGAGCATCACGCTGCCGGAAAACACGCTGACCGTCGCGACGGACTACCACATGGCGGTTCGGCACATTGGCACAACGTTCGGCCCTGGCGAGTGGGCAGAGCTGACGTTTCGGACGGCTGATCAGTTCCTGCCGACCGTCATCGGGCAGGCCTTTGGCGGCGGGTTCTACGCGGGCAAGATCCGCTACGCCGATGGCGACTACATCATTATCGTCGCGCCCAAATCTGCCGAAACTTCTTTGTCCTACAAAACGCCGTCTTCCGCTACGACCGGCACGTCGAGCTACTACGATGGTTTGGCGAACAGTAACAGCATGAACAACGCCACGCACCCGGCGGCCCAGTATTGCCGCGCCTACAACGGTGGCGGCTTTACCGATTGGCACCTGCCCGCGCGCGACCAGTTGGAGTTGTTGTATCGGAACCTCAAGCCAGACACTACGGCGAACAGCACTGGCTCGCGCGGCGAGTCCGGCAACCAGGGTGCTAACGCCAACAGCGTCCCGGTTGGCGCTTCGTATACGACCGGTAGCCCGGCCCAGACAGATGTCGCAGCGTTCAAGGCGGGCGGAGCCGAGGCATTCACGACATCTGCTTTGTACTGGACCTCGACTGAGTACGCTCCCAACACCAACAACGCCTGGATGCAGCAATTCAGCAATGGCTCCCAGGGCAACTACAACAAGATCGGCGTGTCTATGGTGCGCCCCGTCCGCAGGGTCAAAATATGAACTATTTGAAATTTACATATGTTGACGCCGTAACCGGAGTATCAGTAGCCGACAGTCCTGCCAAAAACGGGCCGGTCATGCCGTCAGTTGTCGGGCTACAGTTCGTTTGGGCGCGAGAGAGCCAATACCCCACGTTGATGCCCGAGCTATTCGGCACTTGCCCGGATGCCAGCGACACCACCAAACCCGGCGTAATGGCGGTGATGACCGAGGCGGATTGGCTGGCGGCACGACAGCGGGAGAATGCTGATCGACGGGCGATGACTGCCCAGCAAATCGCCGACCGCCGATGGCGGGCCGAGGTGGCTGGAATCGACATTGGCGGCATGCACATCGACACCGGGCGCGACAGCCAGGCGTTGATTACCGGCGCGACGGTGCAGGCCATGCTCGATCCCTCGTACTCGCTGCGCTGGAAAACGCCAGCCGGGTTTGTTGATCTGACGGCTGAGCAGATTATCGGCGTGGCTACCGCCGTCCGGGCGCACGTCCAAGCGTGTTTTGACCGCGAGGCCGAGCTGCTCGACGCGCTGGAGGCTGGCACGTTCACGCCTGAAATGCTCGACCAGGGCTGGCCGTAACCCATCCGCGACACCCAGACCCGCTTCGGCGGGTTTTTCTTTGCCTGGAGAAAACATGCACATCTCAGAAACCGGCCTGGCGCTGATCCGCCAGGCTGAAGGGCTGCGCCTGTCCGCATACCGCTGCCCCGCAGGAATCCCGACCATCGGCTATGGCTCGACCGCTGGCGTGAAGCTGGGCCAGGCCATCACCGCCGAGCGCGCCGAGCAGTTGCTGGGCGAGGACGTGCGCCAGTTCGAGGCGGCTGTTTCGCGGCTGGTCAAGGTTCCGCTGACTCAGGGCCAGTTCGACGCCCTGGTCTCGTTCGCATTCAACCTCGGCGCGAAGGCCCTGGGCGATTCCACGCTGCTGCGCCTGCTCAATGCGGGCGACTACTCCGGTGCTGCGGCTCAGTTTGACCGCTGGGTCTACGCCTCGGGCAAGAAACTATCGGGGCTCGTCAAACGCCGCGCTGCTGAGCGGGCACTGTTCGAAGGGAAATCACCATGCGCCTGATCGCCACCGCTCTGCTGCTGCTCGCCCTGCAGGGCTGCACCGTAATCCAATCCGCGCAATACGCCGTTGCCCGCTACTGCATGCTGCCCGAGCCGGCCCGCAGCGTAAATCGGGAGGCCGTCGCCCTGGCCCTGGCGCCGAACCGCATCAGCATCGAATGTGCCGGGGTGACCAATGAGTGACGCATGGTTCTCTGGCGCGCTTGACCTGCGCGCCTACAAGCCCGGCGAGTGGGTGCTACTGGAGCCGTTCCGCTACCATGCACGCGACGGCCGGGAATTCACAGTGCCTCGCTGGTTCATCACCGATCTGGCGTCGATACCGTGGCTGGTTGATCCGCTTTTTGACAGCCTTGATCACCGTGCGGCGGGCGTCGTGCATGACTGGCTTTACGCATCTCAGCAGGTCAGCCGCGCCGAAGCCGACGAACTGTTCCGCGAAATGCTGGAAGCCCTCGGCGTCGGCGTCATCAAGCGGAACCTGATGTACTCCGGGCTGCGAGTGGGCGGCTGGTATCGGTACAACCAGTGCAAAGGCGGGCCGAAAGCCGAAGACTTCGCCTGGGAGTTTATGACCTCGGCAGAGCGTGAGGCGTACCGGATAAGGTTTATCGAGAAGGGGGATTTGGTTGCCCGGACGGGCTGAGATAGGGGAAATTCCTTCCCCAAAATGCAAACGTAAGTGTTTGATTCTATTGGCGCGGGAGATCGCTCAAAAGAGCGGATTTTTGAGCGTGAAAACTGGCTGAAAGCCGCGCAGCACTAGGCGTTGAGCCTGATCCGTGCGGCGTCCCAGGCTTTGATTCCGTATAGGCACAACCGCTGATCGGGTTCGGACATGGGCGACTCTCCAAGGCTCCTGCAAAACTGGACGGCGGATTATGCCACGGCTTGCC